ATGGTGCTTTTATACCCCAAAACGAGAGCGTAAGTCATGATTAAGTCGGAACAGGTCAAAGATGGTGCAGATGTAATTGACATCGGCTCTAATCGGCTGCAATCGGAAATTTTGGCGAGATCAGCTCCACGTATTCACTCTCCACTCAATGATTTGCCATCAAAAGGCTTTGAATTGATTGATTTCGCTGACAGATTCATCGAAGGTGGCTTCATGCCGTGGCAAAAGTGGCTTGCAGAGCACAGCTTGAAGGTCAAACCCGATGGCAGATGGCAGCATCCAATTTCAGTGGCCATGCTTCCACGGCAACAAGGAAAGTCCACGTACATGCTTGCCTTGATTGCAATGGGTCTTTTTGAATGGAATGAGAAGCTCCAAATATCATCAGCTCACCGGTTGGTCACATCTCTGGAGCAATTTAGGCAAATTGTTTCAATGATTGAAGCTCACGACGATCTTGCAAAGCAAATTAAGCGCATCAGATGGCAACATGGTGCCGAGGAGATTGAGACTTTGCATGGCACTCGATTCTTGATTAAGGCCGGTGGCTCAGCTGCTCGCGGCGCATCTCCTACGAAGGTGCTCCTCGATGAGCTTCGCGAAATGCACGATCTCGAATCATTCGCTTCATTGCGCTTTGCTTTGATGGCCGCAAAGAATCCATCCGTCAATGCGTTCACAAATGCTGGAGATTCTCACAGCGTTGTCCTTCAAATGCTTCGAGAGCGTGGGCTTGCAGCTGCATCCGGCGCGGACGACGACATCGGATACTTTGAATGGTCTGCTCCGACAGATGAAATCACTTATGAGAATGCTGCATCATGCACGCCGGCACTTGGCATCACAATTCATCCGGATAACTTGCGCGCAATTCTCAATGATCCACCAGAGGTCGTACTCACCGAGGTGCTGTGCAGATTTGTTCAGACTATTTCAAGCGTGGTTGGTGCAACGGAGTGGAATCAATGTCTTGATGAAAACATTGACCTTGATGAAAACAAATTGACGTGGCTTGCTATTGATTGCTCACCGGATAGAAGATCAGCCGCACTTGTTGGAGCGCAGAAGCTTGGGAATGAGAAATTTGTGGTTAAGCTTTTGCACACTTGGGAGAATTCAGTCCAGCTTGATGATCGTGAGATTGCCAATGAAGCTGCAAAATACTGCCGCAAATATCCGATTGAACATTTGCTTTACAGCCGCCGAACAAGTGGCGCGGTAGCTGCTCGATTACAGCCAGCCGGCATTCCAATTCTTGACATGGACTCAAACTATCCTCAAAGCTGTGACGAGCTTCTCGGTGCAATCAATTCTCAGAGACTTCGACATCGAGGACAAAGTGAGCTTACAATTCAAATGCTTTCAGCTGTGCAATTGCGTCGAGGCGATGGCGGCTGGGTAATTGGCCGACGTGCCAGCGGCGTTGTGTGCGCGGCAGTGGCCACAGCTTTGGTGACACACTTTGCGACACGCCCAGAGACGGAGATTGACATTCTGGTCGGTTAATGCAAGGAGTCTGAAAAAATTAGCGCATGGGATTATTCGATCGTAAGCGCACACTTGAAGCTGTTGCGCCTACGCGCGGCGCTGACATAGCTGCACAAATTGGGCCGGCTCCAACGCTTGACGCATTCTTTCCATTTGGCGGTGCAGATTATCTTGCAAGCCGCGAAGAGGCCATGAGTGTTCCCGCAATCGCGCGCGCACGTAACATGATTTGTAATTCAATCGCCACGATTCCACTTATTACTCGCGACAAAACAACAGGACAAATCATTGATCAACCTGTTGTTATTTCAGATCCAGATAAAAGAGTTCCCGGAGCAGCATCATGGGTGTGGGCGTGTGAGGATTTATTGTTCACAGGATTTTCATATTTTCAGATAATTGATTTGTTCGCCGACACCGGACGCGTGCGTCAAATGTGGCGTGTTGCACCAAATCGCGTTGGTGTGTTCTTGAATTCTATTGGAACACAAATTGAGTATTACACAGTTGATGGATCGCGTGTTCCGATGTCCGGTGTTGGTTCACTTGTTGTGTTCTACGGCAACGATGAAGGATTGTTAAATCGCGCAGGTCGCACAATCCGCGCCGGTGCAGAGCTTGAAAGAGCTGCTGCGATGTACGCGCGTGAACCTGTTCCATCGATGGTTCTTAAATCTAACGGAACAGCATTGCCGGCTGATCGTATTGCAAAATTGCTTGATGCCTGGGGCGCAGCTCGTAGAAATCGCGGAACAGCATTCCTCAATGCAGATATCACAATGGAAACAGTTGGCTTCACACCAGAGCAAATTGGTCTCAATGCTGCGCGTGAAATAATCGCAACAGAATTGGCAAGAGCTGTGGGGATTCCGGCTTACTTCATTGACGCGCCGACAGGATCATCTATGACATATGCAAACGCCAGCACGGCGCGTCAAACTTTGTTGGACTTCTCATTATTGCCATTGATGAATAGCATATCCAGTCGTTTATCAATGCCAGATTTTACGCCTTCAACGCAGCGCGTGGAATTTGATTTGAAGGCTTATCTTCGCGGATCAGAAAAAGAGCGCGCAGAAATTTACAAAATTTTATCCGACATTGGCGCAATCACAGTTGAAGAAATCAGACAAATGGAAGAGATGATCTCATGAAGCTAACAACACCAATGCAAATCACGGCAGCTGATTCTGATTCACGCACAATCACTGGCCGTATCGTTGCATTCAATGAACACGCAAATGCATCAACTGGCAAAGTTTTATTTGCTCGCGGATCAATCCAGCCAAATGATGTATTTTTAAATTTGGAGCATGACAACACGCGCAGAATTGGGCGCAGCGTCGCGATGAGTGTCAATGACAAAGAAATGACAGCTACATTCAAAATCGCTAACACAACAGCCGGCACTGATGCATTGACAGAGGCAATGGAAGGCTTGCGCGATGGATTTTCAATCGAACTGGCCGTTGATAACTACGAAATGCAAAAGGACGGAACAATGAAAGTTTTGAATGGACAGCTCACAGCTGTTGCTTTGGTTACTGAACCGGCTGTTCGCTCAGCTCGCGTGTCTGAAGTAGCCGCATCAGAGGATTCTGAAACTCACGAAGGATCAGAAATAACAAACCCAAATGAAGGAGACAAAGTGGAAAACACTACCGAACAAGCCGCTCCTGCCGTTGAACCGGTAGCAGCTCCAGCAGTCGAACCAGTACAGGCATCACGTCCAGCGTATTACAGCGCACCACGTTCACCAATTGTGAACAAGGTTGATTATCTTGAGCACTATTTACGCGCAAGCATTTTGCATGATGAAGATTCTCGTCAATATGTAAAAGCGGCAGATAACACAACATCAACAGCACCCGGAATGGTTCCAACACCACAAAGTACACAGGTCATCAATGCACTTGCCAATGCTGATCGCGGAACAATCGACGGAATCAGCCGCGAAACTTTAGTGGCCGAGGGGATGACTTTTGAGCTGCCTCGCGTCACAGCGGTTCCTACAGTTTTGCCAATCAATGAAAATGACGCAATTACTGAATCATCACTATCAGCAACATTTCTTTCAGTGTCAGTGCAGCCATTCAAAGGCCGCGCAATTTCAACAGTCGAGTTGATTGATCGCAGCCGTCCAGAATATCTGACAGCTCTTCTCCAAAATCTTGAATTCGCTTATGCAAAAGAGACAGATGAATACGCTCTTGCAGCAATGCAAGCGGCAGTTACCACAGTGACAGCTCAGTCAGCAAATTCATCAACTGGATTCCTTGGATACACATCTAAGGCAGCCGCAAATGTTTATGGCGCATCACTTGGCTTTGCACGTTCACTCATTGTTTCACCTACACAATGGGGAAACATTATGGGATACAACGACAATGGCACACCTCTTTACAATGCAGCACAACCATCAAACGCAGCTGGAAATGTTCGCGGAGATTCATTACGCGGTGTAGTTTCACCGGGTCTGAACCTTTATGTTTCACGCTCATTTGGTAACGCTGGAACAACAACAGCTGATGGCGATTCTTCAATGGTCGTTGTCAATCCAGATTCTTACACATGGTATGAATCCCCACGCTTTACGCTCCGCACAAACATTAACAGCGATGGAACAATTGACATTCTGTATTACGGCTATGGCGCACTAGCTGCCAAAGTGCCAAATGGTGCACAATTCAATAATCTCCCATAAATAAATTACTATCGGTAGCGGTCGCTCCCGAACGCTACTGACACGAAAGGAACCGAGATGCCAGCAATAGTCACAGCTGCACAGCTGAGAAAAATTCTTGGCGTCTCGGTTTCTTTGTATTCGGATGCGGAGCTTGATCAGATAATTGATTCGGCTGAGCAGACGATTCTGCCGTTGCTTACTCAATACCAATCATCGGTGACTTTTGCGAACGTGGATGAATCCGTCATCTATTTCACCACAATGAGGCCGAATTATTTTGTGCCGGGTCAATCCGTTGTAGTTACTGGGGCAGGAATTTACAACGCGACTTATACAGTCACCGATGATCGGATTGAGCCTTATACTTTTACAGCTGCAACGGCGGCAGCCAATCGGGATTATCCATTGCCATTTATTCCGGCAGCTTTCGCAACGCTATCCGGCGGTTCAGCCGCAGCTTTGTACGCGAACACTCCGCCGGTTGAGAATGCAATTTTGGTTGTGGCCGTTGAAATCTTCCAGAGCATCACAGCTCCGGGTAATCAAATTATGGGAGACAATTTTCAGCCGGCACCATTCATTTTAGGCCGCAGTTTAAGCAACAGAGTCATTGGGCTTCTCGGGCCATTTTTGGACGTTGAAACGATGTGCCAATGACTATCGAAGCTGACATCCGCACGCCGCTTCAAACAGCACTGTCAACAATAGCTGCCAATGTGTACAACGGCATTCCAGAGACAATGACAAGTCCATCGATTTGTTTAGTGCCAGATGCACCATATTTGGAAAGCGTTTTGATTGGCAAAGCTGCGACAAAAGTCAAAGTCAATCTGACAGTCACAGGCGTTGTCGGATATTCAAACAACGCCGCAGCTTTGGACAATTTAGAGAAATTGATGATTAGCATCATCACTGCAATGCCAGCCGGATATGAAGTTGGCAATGTGAATCAACCACAACCATTGGAAGTCGGTGCCGGTAAGTATCTTACGGCCGATTTACAAGTCAGCACTTACTACACCAATTAAGGAGAAAAAATGAGCACAGTCATTATCACCGGCCGGGATGTCTCGTTCACGCTAGACACAAAAACCTACGCTGCACAGACAACATCGGCCACACTTTCTTGTGACACGATTATTGAGACATATCAAACACTTCAAGGCCGCGCATACAAGTCGGTAGATTTGCAATGGACTTTTGAAATTGAACTTTTGCAAGACTGGGGTTCAACAGCAGCTCAAGGTTCATTATTTGAAAATATGTGGAATAACGCTGAACAAAATCCAAACACTACAGTTGCGGTTTCTTTGACAGCTGTCACAGGAGCAGTTTTCACTTTCAATGTATTGCCAATTTTCCCAACAGCCGGCGGTGCAGCTCCGGGTGCATTGACAGACACATGGACATTGACAGTTGTTGGAAAACCAACAGAGACATTTAGTTAAAGAGAGAATCGGGAGCAGATAGATGAAACTACCAATCACAATTGAATATACTGGCGGAGATAGTGCAACTTACATTGCACAACCACCGGAGTGGATGAAATGGGAACAAAAAACTGGATTCACAATCCAGCAGGTTCAGGAGAAGCTAGGAATAGCCGATCTTATGTTTTTGGCTTATCACGCTATGAAGCGCGAGGCTGCCGGAAAAGCAGTCAAGCCATTTGAAGTGTGGGCAGAGACAGTCACGGATGTGGCAACTGGAGATGGCGACCCAAAAGCCACAAGCGCGGAAGCCTAAGCCGGCTCATTGTTGAACTCGCAATTGCGACTCAAATACCAATGAACCACTGGCAAAGCGCAGAAGATGTTTTAACAGCGTTGGAGATATTGGAGAAGCGAAATGGCTGAAGAATCAATCGCATACGATAAATCCGACTTGCGCAAAATCTATGGCGCTTTTAAAGCGATGGATGAAAAATCAGTCGCCGAAGCAAAAGGCGTTTCCAACGCCTTGGCTACGTATTTGCAATCCAAAATTCAAGGCGCTGCTAATTCAATGAATAACAAAGTCGCCGGACGTGTTGCCTCTGGATCGCGCGTTTCTAAGTCTGCAAAGACTGGAGAGATTTCATTTGGATTTGCTGCGCAAAGGCTTTCAGGTGGCGCTACAACGCAACAGCTTTGGGGTGGATACGAATTCGGTTCAAATAGATATAAGCAATTTCCAATCTGGTCTGGACGTGAAGGCCGCGGATCACGTGGCTATTTCATCTATCCAACGTTACGAGCTGAGCAGTCACACATCATCAAAGAATGGGAAGAAGCATTCTCTAAGATATTGAAGGAGTGGTAATGGCTGTCGGTGGATCAAGAACACTAAAGCTCTCCATTCTCGGAGATGTAGATCAGCTTAAGAAATCGCTCAACACAGCTAACGCCGATGTTGAAAATTCCAGTTCAAAAATTGGAGATTTTGGTAAAAAGGCCGGTCTAGCATTTGCCGCAGCTGGAGTCGCCGCAGCTGCATACGCTGGCAAGCTTCTGATCGATGGTGTCAAGTCTGCAATTGAAGATGAAAAGGCTCAGGCCAAGCTTGCGACAACCTTGCAGAATGTCGCTGGAGCAACAAACGCTCAAATTGCTGCGACAGAAGATTACATAACAAAGACTTCGCTTGCAGTCGGCGTTACGGATGATGAACTAAGGCCATCGCTGGAAAGATTGGCACGCGCCACGAAAGATGTTGGCGAAGCGCAAAGACTTCAGACACTTGCGTTGGATATTGCGGCTGGCAGTGGAAAGTCTCTTGAGGCCGTATCGAACGCTCTAGGCAAAGCGGTAGAAGGCAATTCGGCAAGTCTTGGCAAGCTAGGTGTTGGACTATCTGCCGCAGAACTCAAAACAATGTCATTTGATGAAGTCACTGCCGCGCTATCAAAGACTTTCAAAGGTCAAGCCAACATTCAAGCTGACACTTTTGCTGGCAAGATGGAACGTTTAAACATTGCTATAAATGAAGGCAAGGAAACAGTCGGCGCATTTGTACTCGATGCAATCACTCCAATGGTCACAATCTTGGTCAATCAAGTCATTCCGCGAATTGGCGAATTTGCTTCATCAGTTGGTGAGAATTTACGTCCAACATTTGAAGGCTTTTCTCAATTCTTTACGGAAACGCTTATTCCTGCCTTTCAAGTCTGGTGGGAATTACTTTCCACAATTATTATCCCGGGAATTATTAAGACAGTTACACCCATCGTCAAAGGCTTATTTGAAGCATTCCAAACCATTGCCAAAGCGATCAAAGATAATGAAATGAACTTGAAACCGCTTTTTGATTTATTTGTGGACGTTGCGTCATTTGTATACGAAACTCTTGCGCCGGCGATTGGCACAGTTTTGGGCGGAGCATTTAAGGCTCTCGGAGTAATTATTGGCACAGTGATCACGGCAATTGGAAACGTGGTGTCAGCCATATCAAAGGCTATTTCATTAGTGCAATCTCTAATCAGCAAAATGCAAAATATACCAATCATAGGCGGCATATTTGGCGGCGCAAGCTTTACAAGTCCATCAATAGGCTCAAACGATCGCGGCGGAGCAAATTCAACAGTAATCAATCTCAATGTTTCTGGGGCAATCGATTCAGAAGGCACAGCTCGCACAGTTGTCAACGCTCTCAATGATTCATTTTATCGAGGCACACTGGGAGCAGGTTCATTGGTGGGACTTGGCGCATGACTCAGTTCAATCCGGTCTGGAATGTTTTGCTCAATGGCGTTTCCATTACCAATTCGGTCCTTGCATCACTCAAAATTACGTCAGGTCGCACGAACATTTATGAACAAGCTGCCGCCGGATATTGCAATCTGTCACTTATCAACCTCAATCAATCACCCATTGCCATTTCAATCAATGACTCAATCACAGTGGAATTGCAAAATTCTTCTTCCGTATTTGTTCCTATATTTGGCGGCACAATTACCGATCTTGGTATTCAGGTCGCTGATGTCGGCGGAGTGGACTACACACAGCGCATTGATCTTATTGCTTTGGGTGCGCTTTCACGACTTCCAAAAATTCTAACGGATGGTGTTCTTGCCAAAGAATTTGATGGCGACCAGATTTATGAAGTCCTGAGTAACCTTTTATTTTCCGAATGGAACAAAGTGCCAGCAGCTTTGCAATGGCAAAATGTTGATCCGGCTATGCAGTGGAATAATGCTTTCAACACTGGACTTGGAGAGATAGATCGACCAGGAGATTATGAACTGTCTGCACGTTCGTCCAGTCGAATAGATGCTTACTCACTTGTCAGAGCTTTAGCAACTTCTGGATTGGGTTACATTTATGAAAATGCCTTTGGTCAAATTTCTTATGCAGATTCCACGCATCGTTCTCAGTATTTAGCAGTCAATGGCTATGTTGAATTATCGGCAAATAATGCACAAGGCTCAGGACTTGCAATTAAGACACGTGCGGGAGATGTTCGAAATTCCATCACTATCAAATACAACGCTACTTCCTCAGCTGAAGAATCGGCCAGTGATCCGGATTCAATTGCACTCTTTGGCGAGCTTGGACAAATCATCACAACTACTTTGCACAACGGCGCCGATGCGCAAGATCAGGCAGATTTCTATCTTTCGCTTCGGGCTTATCCTCAAGCCGCTTTTACTAACATCACCTACCAATTGACCAATCCCGAAATTGACGATTCGGATCGTGATAATCTCATTAGTTTATTTATGGGAATGCCGGTATCCATTAGCGATTTGCCATTGAATATGGTCAGCGGTAATTTTTTGGGCTTTGTCGAAGGTTGGACATTTCAAGCCGGATACAATCAAATTTCAGTCACAATGAATCTCTCGCCTATTTCTTACAGTTTGCAAGCTATGGCGTGGCAAGACGTTCCAGTGACGGAACAGTGGAATACAATCAATCCGACGCTCGATTGGGCTTCGGCGACTATCGTGAGTTAAGGAGAAAAAATGAGCAATCCAACCAGCAACTATTCGTTTCAGATGCCCACATCGACGGATTTGGTCACGGATTTACCGGCAGACTTTGAAGTCTTTGGTCAGGCAGTCGATACACGTCTAAAGGCATTACAACCGGGAACTACATTAGGTGATCTTGCTTATTCATCTGCCACTGCAAACACAAATACTAGATTGGCTCTGGGAACTGCTGGACAAGTATTAACAGTCAATTCAGGCGCAACTGCTCCAGAATGGGCTACTGTGGCTGGTGCAAATTGGTCACTTCTTAACGCAGGTGGCACAGCATTAACTGGAGCACAAACAATTACTGTCTCTGGTATATCAGGTAAAGATAAGATTGCGGTTGTTGTAAATGGTGCTTCAAGCGCCAATGCTTCATCTGAAGTTTCAATCAGGTTTAATGCTGATACTGGGTCAAACTATGCCTATGCTGGCAACCAATTTATTGGTAGTACCACTTATTCATCAGGAAGTTTTGTAGGTTTTTCAAATTTAAGTGTTACAAGTTTTCCATTAGGTAGAATGGGAGCTAACGCTGCTTCACTTGTTCATGGAACATTATATTTAACAGGCGGAAATTCTACTGGTCTTAAAATGTTGCAATCCAGCGGCGGTGGAACTGATGATGGCAGTGCAACTGGCATGAGAAATTACAATGTTGGTGGTTTCTACAATTCAGCGAGCACAATTAGTTCTGTTTCGGTATTTTCTAGCACAGGTAATTTTGATGCTGGCACAGTTTACATCTATACAAGCGCATAAGGAGAATCATGAAAATTACAGAAAAAGAGTTCAACGCATTAACAGGTGAAGAAACAATTACAGAACGCGATGAAACAGCAGAAGAAACAAAAATTCGTTTAGATGCCGAAAAGGCTGTAACAGATGCGGCCGCAATGGTGTCACAAAAGGCCGCCGATCGTGCAGCACTTCTTACACAGCTAGGCATCACCGAAGAGCAAGCCAAGCTATTAGTCGGATGACTTATCCAACTGGCACAGCTGCTCGATTCGTCGAAGTGGCGCTCGCGGAAGTCGGCACAATCGAGGAAGGCGATAACCTCACCAAATACGGCAAATTCATGAAAGCTGATGGATTGCCGTGGTGTGGTTCCTTTGTCAATTGGTGTGCCGATCAAGCCGGAGTCAAGATTCCATCAATGGTCTCAACAGCTTCAGGAGCGAACAAAATGAAAGACATGGGCCGATGGATTGATTCCACGCCAAAAGTCGGCGATTTGTGTTTCATGGATTTTCCTCATGACGGCATCGATCGCATTTCACACATCGGCATTGTTGTCAAAGCCGGAGTCAATTCACTTATTTGCGTCGAAGGAAACACATCCGGCACAGGTGATCAAAGAAATGGGGGAATGGTCATGATCAAGCGACGCTACATTGGCAAAGAGGTGGTCGGATTTGCACGTCCAAAGCTTGCAGCATATTCGGGAGATTTTCCAAGTGTGGAGATTCCAGATGAAGCTCCCAAGAAAGGCAAGAAAAAATGAAGCAAATCAAAGCAATCGCAGCATCATATTTGCGTAGCGCCACAGCTGGAGCATTGGCTGTGTACATGACAGGAAATACAAATCCAAAGGACATAGCAATGGGCTTAGTCGCAGGAATTGTTCCGGTATTGGCTCGATGGGCTAATCCAAAAGATTCAACATTCGGGGTCAAGGGGAATTGATTCCGAAACGCGCGGCATGGATAGGAGTGGTGATTTTGTCACTGCTCTTATCCGGCTGCGCCTATCAAGGATGGACACGATATGACTGCCAACTCTACGAAAACTGGGATTCTGCGGAATGCAATCCGCCACAATGCAAAGCGTCCGGTATATGTACGGAAGATATCTTCGGATACGATCCACGTGAAGCGCAGCCGCTTAACAAATGAGCAGCTCAAAGCTCGACTCATTGTATTCATCGGAGTCGTACTAGCTGCCACATTTTGCTTCTCAGTTGCCGGAATGCTTTACGCGCTAATTTTTGTGACTCAGCCTCTCGGAGATCAAGCTCCTAATGACAGAGCTTTCATTGAGCTTCTCTCAACGCTTACAATTTTCTTAACTGGAGCTTTGGGTTCGGTACTGGCCTCAAATGGACTAAAAGACAAGCCAAAAAATCTACAGGACACGCCGAAAGATGAGCGTGAATCTTGAAATTGTCATACGAATGGCTCATTCTATGTCTGGGAGCTGGTCAGCATTGCTCGTCATAAATCAATTATGGCCAGCTCCCACTAACAGAATCGGGAGCTTCAAATGGATACACTGCAAATCGCACTGGTGGTCAGTGCAGCTAGTTTCATAGTCGGAACTTTGATTGGTGCAAGACACGGATATGTCAAAGGTGAGCTAAACGGATCGCGTCGCGGATTCAAGCGCGGCATCGATGTGAGCCGAAAGAGCCGAACAAATGCCTAACGCGCTGGAAGGATACGAAAGTGTTGCCGAAAGACTTGAGAAATTCTGGAATTTGTATCCGGCTGGAAGAGTCAGCGTTGAGATCGTGTATCAAGACGGACAGAGATACATCGTCAAATCCGACTTATACAGAGACATCAACGACCTCATCCCATTTGCAACAGATTACGCCGAGGAAATTCGTACTTCGTCTAATAAATTTCCGCTTGAAAACGCTTCAACCTCGGCAATCGGTCGCAGTATGCACTCAGGCGGATTGTCCAAGTTTTCGGAAGGAATAGCGCGTCCAAGCTTTGAGGAGATGCGTCGCGTCAATCTCAGCGTTGTGCCGCCAACAGAGCCGGAAGCTCGCGATCCGTGGTCATTTGGTTCAGCTGTAGATTCCACAGTCAATGCCATTGTTGCCGGAGAAGCTCCACAGATTGCGCCTTCATGCAATCATGGCGCACGCCTTTGGAAAGAAGGCGAATCGGCACGTGGCAAGTACGCTGGATGGGTCTGCTCCGAAAAGAACAAAGCCAATCAATGTAAGGCTCAATGGCTTACTCTTTCAGCTGATGGAAGGTGGGTCTGATGGGTTACGTCGAGGCGTTTCCTATTGGAACATGGGATTACTGCGACAACTGCGGCAAAGGCAATCCTAAGAGCGCGCTTCTCAAAGAGAGTGTTGATGGTCAGACTCTTCGATGGCTTTGCTCTGGGTGCTACAAATGATAAGTCGTATCACGCGAGATCAGGAATGGGCTTGCTTAGAAGCTGCCACGGAAAAAATCAAGCGACGTGGGTTCGAGCCAAATCACAAATCCAGAGTTGAACGTGACATGACATTCATGGACTTTGTTGCTCAGACTGCCGAAGCTTACGCAGCTGAGTGGGCTGTGGCGAACTATTTCAAGCTTCCTTATCAGCCAAGCCAATCTGAAAGCAAAGAACGCGCAGATGTTGGAGAACGGATTGAAGTCAAGTGGTCGCGCCATCCAGCCGGCAATTTGTGGATTGGTCACTCTGATCGTGCTGATGATGTTGCAGTGCTGGTAGCCGGCCGTACGCCGCTATTTAGCATACTTGGCTGGATTCCAGTCAGCATTGCTAAGCGCGACAAATACAGACACTCTACGCAGGACAAATGGATTGTTAGCCAAATCAATCTTCAACCGATTGAGACGTTGGAGAGGAGCAACTTTGCGAACGCCATCCGTACCATGTCGAATGTGTAAAAAAATTACAGTCCATCGCGAGCGCATAGTCACCGACAATCTGCCGCCAAATGTAGCTGTACTGGAATGCTCAGTCTGCTCAGTGATGGGCGTTGTGCTGCTGGAGTCTGCCGATGCCTAGTTATGAGTATCAATGCACAGCTTGTGCACAACGTGTGGAAATCATACGATCAATCGATGATTCATTCAGCCGTGTTCCATATTGCGAAAGCTGCATGATTCCGATGGTTCGCGTCTGGAATGTTCCCGGAGTTCAATTCAAAGGTGATGGATGGGGTGCATCATGACACGCCGATTTATGCGGAATTTATCCACAGGCTTGACACACTTGACAGCGTCGGTACGATCTACTCTCTCGACGAGAGCCGGTGCACCGGATGGCTCGCGTTCGAGACATCTAGCGGGCGCTCTATGTGTAGCGATGCTACTCCCATGGCCAGCACAGGCAGTTGAGTCAAAAGATGTTTATATACTTTATGCACACACAAAGATTGTTGATTACAAACAATTCAGATGTTTCAAGCTACTCATATCAAAAGAGAATGCATCATGGAATCCAAAAGCTATTGGCAACCTTAAAGGATCAAGGCGTGTATATGGCATAGGCCAGATGAAGTCAGAGCATTACAAAACTCTCGATGCGTTTGCACAGATTGATGCTTCATTGAAGTACATCAAGAATCGTTACGGAACTCCATGCAAAAGCTGGAGCTTCTTTCAAAAGAATGGCTACCACTAATGAGCAGAGCTTGGAAGAACGGATCAACGAATCGATGGCGTAAGATTCGAGAACGAATTATTGCAAGAGATCAATGCTGCCAGAAGTGTGGACAGACAGAAGGACGCATGCACGTCGATCATATTATTCCAAAGCGATTGAACGGATCAGATGATGAGTGGAATTTGAGATTGTTGTGCGAATTTTGCAATTTACAAAAAGGGGGTCGTTTTTTTGAGGCGCCTTTGACAC